GCCGCTTTCTCGCGGTCCTCTTCCGCAGCCCTCATCCAGTCTTCTTCGTACACAGCCTTGAGAGCCGCAGCACGACCATCCGCGCCGGGGATCTTCATAGACATATAATACGCTAACCCCGAACACATCGCGGGCCAGAACCGGAACGCCATATCTTGGATATTGGTACCAGTTCCTGCGTCCTGCATACGTCGTAGCCGAGTCGCCACAAACGTGTACGTCGTTGACGTATCCGGCGTAGGCCACACGGTGATCGTGGGCTGATACGTCGTGGTGCTACCACTCGCTGCTGTCTGTCCGCTCAACCGATTGATCCAGACCTGAATCGGACGCCCTGTGGCGTTCTTGTTTGGGATCATCAGGTAGGTCGAACTGGAGATGCGCGTGATGTTGATGTCCTGCTGCGTCGTCCCAGACCCTGTACGGATCACATGGTCAAGCAGGTCTACCGTATCCACGGGGAGCGTGTAGGTCGCTACGCCCGGAGTCAGCACTTGCTGATACGACAGATCCATCGTCCACAAGTTAATGCCCCGGTTCGCCCAGTCCATGAACATGAGGTTCAGACTACGGGTCGCCGTACGCAGGTCATAACCCGTGCGCAGTTCTGATCCGCAACGCTCAAACGCTTCCTCAACGACTTCGTTGAGGTTTGGATTAAACGTCGTAAGACCAGACAGTGTAGCGGTCATTTAGCACTTCCACGCCCGTAGGCTTTTGTTGATCCGACTGTTCGGATCGTTCGCCGTCTTCTTGCTCGTCAGTTTACGCTTCATGCCTTTCATACGCGCACAGAACGAATCCCGACGAGGACCACCTTCCGGTTGCGGAGCCTTGAGGTGCGCTCCGTGTGCTTTGTTGTAGGACGCTCGACCCTTGGCGTTCAAGCCGCCTTTCGGGTTCTTGCCTTCCTTGCGAGTCCAAGCCAACCCGCCCTTCGCCATACGTCCACCAGAACAAGCCTTCACGGGGGCATGGGGCTTCCTCCCAGTACGGGGGGTAGGGACTTTACTGGGATTCATGGCTCCCATGCCCCGTGAAGACAACATCACTTACTTCCCGTGGAAGTGCTTACGCACATGATCTTGATGCATGTGGTGCGTGTCCACATGACCACCGTGCGAGTGGTGGATGTGGTGCGGAGTCATGTGGTGCGTGTGGTGCTTCGGCTCATGATGCTTCGGGTGATGCTCATGAGTCGCATGCTCGTGCGACGAGTGCGGACCGTGATGACCCTTCGAGTGATGGGGTTTCAGATGACCGTGATGACCGTGCTTCGACATTTGGATACTCCTTAACAAATCTTGCAAGTGGTGTGACCGCGCTCTGCGATACCGTCAGCGCGACGAGACGGATGCGAGCCAACGTGACCGCCCGAGGCCATTTTTACTTCTTTGCCACGGGTGTGTCCACGCTGTGCAACGCCGTCTTCCTTCCGGTGCGGCTTTTCAGCCGCCTTGTGGACTTTACGCACCATGTGCGGCCCCGATTCCGGCTCTTTCTTGACGTGACCGCCCTTGGCGTAATGGTGATGGTGATGGTGGCTGATATGACCACCCTTCTTCATCCCCGGAGCGCCACCCATCGCCGGAGGCGCACCGGCTCCCGGAGGAATGCCGCCCGGACCTGCCGACATAGGCCCCGGAGCGCCGCCCGGAGGTCCCATCATGGCAGCGAGCGCCGCCGGATCGACCTTGGGCTTGGGCTTGTGCGGAGCCTTGGCAGCGCCGCCCTTGGCGTGATGCTTCACGTGACCGCCCTTCTTCATGGCAAAGCCTTTGGTCTTGGTCTCGTCTTTCGGCTTTTCAGCCTTGGTGACTTTACGACCCTTGCCTTCGCCCTTGCCCATACCGAAGCCCTTCAGCTTGGTATCGCCTTCTTCGCCCTTGTGACTGTGCGGCGGCTTGCGGCCACCTTTCGATTCGGCCATAGCGAAACCCTTCTTAGGGGTTTCGATCTTGCCGCCTTTCTTGTAGCCCATAGCCTTATGCTCCGCTTTTTCGTGTTCTAAAATTTTCTTAGGCGCATGACCGCGCTTAAGAGCCTTCATTTCTTCATTGGCAATCGACTTCGTTTCCTTAGCCTTGCCTTCCAATTGATTTGCGTGTTTCACGTCGCCGCCTTTATTAAGTTTCTTGTCAGCCTCGTGGAAATGCTTTCCCACTTTCTGTGGAATACCAACCTTTTTGGCAAAGCCGGGATTGTGCGCCACGGCCTCCATGAGGTTGTGTTGTTTCTTACTTACGCTTGGCATCTTCTTGCCTTTTTCTCAGGCTGCGGAATTGCATCGTGTCTATCCAGTCACGATTGCTCATGGGTCTACCCGTCAACTGCTTGACCGTCTCCGACTCCCAGATCCGGAGCAGGTACCACACGAGGCCCGCAATGGTCGTTACCGTCGGCAGTACCTGTAGCCACGCACCGCCCACTACCGCAGCGAAAGCGAGATCTAGGCTGTGCTTAATGGTGTCGTTGTGATCGCTCACGTCGTGACCTGCTGAAGTTGCGTGTTAGTCATCGCGTAGTTGAAGTATTGAATGGACCGAAGATGCCCGTTCAAATACGCAAAACCGATGTTTCCACCGAAACCAATTTGAGTCGTCGTTGAAAACGAACTTGAGTGTGTAGCAGAAGCCACAGCGCCGCCATTCAAACATACCGACATGGTTGTGCCCGTGTCGTTGTACAACGTACCTAATTTAAATGTTGTGTTAGCGCTTATTGCATTTGCACTTAGCAGCGTGGTCGAGGTGTCAAACATTCCACCGTTGCCAGACCCAGCAATTTCGCTTAGGTATCCGTATGCAGTTCCGTTGTAGTAACCAATAATACTTCCACCGGAAAGCGGCGCAGATTTATCGGCTTGGACAACAAACGTACCTACCGTACCGTTAAACCACGGAGACGCAGCGGGAGTTGTAACAAGAGCATCCGCATTCCTCGTCACCGTCGCCGATGTGGTCGGGATGTAGGAGGTGGGGAAGGCTCCGGCTTCTAATTGAGCGCCGTAGACATACAGATTTTCAGTGCCCGCATAAACACTTGAAGTAGCACCGTTTGCCAATGTGATTGCTATGTCGGTGTTGTTACTTAGTGGTGTGGCAGACGTTGTAAACGTAACCCAGCATTTCCACCAACCGTTACCCACGTTACTCATGCCTACGGCAACTAAAGTTCCAGCGGTGGGCGTAATCGTTGATGCAACGCCTGTACTAAGATTGAAGTACGGATAACTTCCGCCTGCTGAAGAACAATCGCCCGAAACACGCAAGCCTAAAAAATTAGAAGTGCCCGCTTTTGCATAACAAGACAGCGTGTAAGTCGTAGAACCGACATAGGTGAAAGACTGATTGCGTAGAACTATGCCGCCGTAGATAACAGCAGTTGCGTTAAGCGTGGATCCATTAACCGTTCCATCAGGCGACGTTGTTGAGTTTGATGTCAACGTGCCACCTACAGTCCCCGGTGCCCACACAGCGTTGCTGAACGTATTGCTGTACGTCAACAAATTCGTCCGCGCTTCCTCAATCAGCAGCCCCTTGGGGGCGCAGACGGTTTGCGGAGTTGAGGTGGTGGCGAGGTAGGGGAGAGCGGTGGAACCGTAGTTAAGTTGCGGCTGCGCTATATCAAAGCCAGAACCAATACCCGCTGCTGGATTATTGGAAATAAAACAACCGGGAAGTACTGACGTAGCAATTGCCGTAAATGTTTTTGAATAAAATGTCCAATTATTCCCGGCTGCCGCCAACGTCGCCGCAGTAGCAATGACTGCTACGTTTGAGCCGTCGTAATACGCCAAATCCGTCGCGGTAACACCCGCAGGGATTCGCGCCCAAACGGAAACCGTGAGCGTGGATGCAGGAGCATAGTTCTGAGGAATATTTATTGAAGGCTGTAGTCCTTCATATCCCGCTGCGCCAACTCGACGATACGAGACGATGCCTGTAGAGACACCGTTAACAACACCTTGAGCAACCGAACACGCAGTCGGATTACTTCCGGTGTAACCCCATCCCGTCGGGTAAGTCCCCGGCCCACCTGTTCCGGGCCATACGCTGTACGACAACAAATTCTGCTGCAACACGTTGCCCGGATCGTAGTCGAACCGAGGGCCGTAGACGGCAGCGGTGGTCGTGGGGGTGTAGGTGGTAGCGTTCGGCCCTTGCTCTAACTGAGCGCCCCAGACATAAACTGCGGTAGCAGTTTGTCCTGCGGTTACGCTAATCGCAAAATTGCCTGAACCCGCTGTCGAGCCGTTAGTAGCGGTAGCAGAAACTCTGTCCCAATTTCCCGTTAACGTCCAAACCGTAAAGACCGCCGATCCTGAAAACGGTTGCCACGAAACACTAATGGTTTGACCTGCCTGACCTTTTAAATAAACAGATCCAGTCAATGTTTGATTGACTGCGGTGTTATAACCTTGATAAAGGCTATTGTTAGACGTACCAGAAAACGTCCACAAACTTGCTGTTAACGTACCGTCAGGAGCCACGCCTGTATTTGTTGAAGTCAGCGTGACATTTGTTTGCGTTATCCAAGGACTTAGGTTTAACGCCTGACTCTGCAACAACAAGTTCGACGGCGCGTACTGCAACAGCCCAGACGAGTTGTACTGGGTCGCAACCGTGCCACGGGAGAACGTAGCGCCCTGTGGCAGCGAACCGTTCAAAAGATTCGCGTTAAACGTAGGGATGAGACCACCGGCCCCACCCCCACGCGTTAACCCTAAGCCGAAACCAAAAGCCATGTCGGCCCCTAGTAAATTGCTACGAGGTTAGTCGCGGTCGTGTTCGTCGTCCAAACACGCACCGCCTGCACAGGCAACACCGTACCGGCAAGGACACCGTAAAACAAGACCGTCTCGTTCTGCGCCGTCTGCACCTGAATGTTGCCCGATCCGCCGCAGTAAATCACCGCCGTGACTGGCACGGCGGCGTTTGACGGGTTGGTGAAGTTCGTGGTGTTACTCGTCGTAACAGCGAACGCACCGCCCGGATACTGCGGGAACGTAGGACTCGGGTGAGTTTGGTTACCCATGTCAGTGTCCTATTAGTACGTGACGACCGGCGGGTTCGCAATCGGGCTAGTCGGCGTCTGCGGGTAGTACGTGCCATCCGGGTTACGGAGGACGTAGTTGACTGACAGGATCGCAGAGCCAGCGACTGCCGTACCAGAACCCGTATACGTGAACGTAACACCGAGCATCGTGTCCGTCGGACCCGTGTTGGTGAGGTACTGCATACCGGCAATGTTGGTTATCGAAGTACCCGACACATACGTGAACGAGGTACCCGAACCGACTTGGTTACGCTGCGCGGAGTTATACGCCGTAATAGCCGAACTGGAGCCGTGCGTTACGATGTTGAGGCCGCTGCTCAGACTGACCGAACTTGCCGTGAACGTGTACGCCGTCGCCGTCGAAGTAATCGACGCAGACAACACAAGCGTCGTGGCATTGGTGATGGACGAGACCGTGATCGTACCAGTAATACCCGCGCCCGTGACCACCATGCCGGGGTAGATACCTGCGGTGGACGTGAAGGCTTGCGTAGCGCTAGTCGTAGCCGCCGTACACGTCGTGGTGACAGTCGAAACGCCCGTACTGATAGTCGTGCCGGTGCCGCCATACGCGTTAATGTTCATCGTAATACCCGTTGGGATAGTCGAGAAGTTAAACGGAATGACGACATCCAAATAGATGCTGCTGATGAACGACCCCGACGGAATGACAATAGGCTGCGCCGTGCCACCGTTGGTCGTCAGATACGGATAGAACACCGCAGACGAGTTGTTCGCAGACGTGTTCATCTGCGTGAACGAGATCGGCGCAAACTGCGAGCCGTCACCGGCACCGAGATTGCGGTAACCGTTGGTCGGGTACGAGCCAAGATACGTCGGTGACGGTGTGTTCGTCAGTACGATTGCCGGATTATTGTTCTTGATCGTGCCCAACAGTTGTGGGCCTAAATGAGTCTGTAATCCCATGATTCTTCTCCTGCCCCTTGCAGGGGGCCATGTATCGTCGTCTTACGATCTCTGCAACGTCCGCTAGGCCGGTTCGTAAGACTCAATGTTCCTAGAGAAAGGGGGCCGTGAGGCCCCCTTCGTCATCAGGCCACGCCGAACACGCCGAGCGGATCCGACCAACCGAACGAGTAACGTTCGCGGCTCTTGTACCGCACGTTGCCCGTATCGAAGTCACCGTCCATGCTGTTCTGAAGCGCAACACGCTCAAACATCTTCAGGCCGTTCGGAACGTCCGTGAGGATGTAGTAGCCGTGGGTGTCGGTCAAGAAGTGGTTCACCTTGAACCCTTCGCTGATCGTGCCCATCGACTTCAGAGCGTTGATGTCGTTGTCCGACGTGCCAACACGGAGTTCCGTGTCGAGCAGACGCTTCGCAACGAACATCTGGTTCGGCGGCACCACCAACTTGCGCGGCTTCGCGGCGATCAACAGACCGCGCTCGTCCGTCCAACCGGCGATCTGAATCGTCGCCGCTTCAAGCGACGTTTCGTTCAAGTCCGGAGCCGTCGAGAAGGTGTTGCTGTTCGTACCGCCCGAGACCAACGGGTGCGCCGTCGAGAACAGAGGAACGCCGTCGCCACCATTGTAGAAAGCGTTAAAGCCGTTGTTGATGATCGAAGCGGCCTTGTACTGCTTGGTGTACGCCATAGCGCGAGCGAGCGCTTTGGTGTAACGCTTCGACAGCGAGTCGTACAGGTTATCTTCAATCGCTTCTTCCGTGATGGAGAAGCCGAGAGCGATGGTCTCGTGGTTGTAACGAGCGGTCCACGCTTCCTGCGCATTGTCATACGCAATCGCCTGACCTTCGTTCTTAACCGGAGCAGCGTTGAAGCCCGAGAGTTTCGTCTCTTCTTCAAACGAACGCTCAGAGGTCTCGACCTCAAAGAGTTCCTTGTGTTCCTCGCCGTACGAGGCGTACTCCAGACCGAACAGGGCGTTGAGACCCGGAAGCAGTTCCTTAAGGAGTTGTGCGCGTGAAATTGCCATTGTTAGTTACTCCTTAAGCGCCAGCGCCGATGCTGGTGTAATGGTAGTCGTAGTTCCAACCCACGACGACTTCGGGGTAGCCCACAAACGCGACCGCCGTACCCGACGGAGCCGAGCAAGTGATACCGGTATTGGTAGCCGCAGTCGCGCCCGTCTGCCCCGAAGCCGCAGTCTGAACAACAACCGTGTTGGTCGATGCAACAACCGTTTGGACGTACGCAAACTGGCCCGGAAGAGCGCCCGTGTAGCCAAGGATGATGCACTGCATGCCCGGATAGATACCGGTCGTGCTTGCCACCGTGAACGAACCCGACGAGATCGCGCTAGCCGTGATCGTGTTGACCGTGACCGCCGTATCCGGAACCAACTGGACGATGCGGAACGGAGCCGACACGCCCGTGTTACGGAGGTTACCCGCCACGCTCGACGCCGAACCCACAGGGTTGCAGCCCGTGATACCCATCGACGAGTCGCCCGTCGAGGTGTTACCGCCCGCGCCCGGACACAGGTACGCATTGGTACCCACGAAGGCCGGAGACATGTAACCGATGGTGCTGGTCGCCGTGAAGGCAACGCTGATGTTCGCCGCAGCAGCCACAGCCGCCTGAGTCAGAACCGCCACGCGGAACAGCGCTTGCGGGTCGTCAACGACGTAACCCTGAGCATCCTGCGCGTTGGTGCTTGCTAGCCAGTATTGGTAACGGTTCTTCCCGTAGATCGGGCCGGGACCGGCACCGCCGACGCTGCTAGACGTGCTGTATTCCGCGCCTTGGAAAATACCAAGGCCGTAACCCGCCGTACCCGCGAACGATGCGGTATAACCCGTGGTGTTCAACGAACCGCCCGAGAAACCCACCACGTCGCCATAGAACAAGTTGCTGCTAAAGCCTGTGGAGATGGGCCACATACGGGTCGAACCCGAGTAGACCCGACCGCCCAGCAGGTTGTACGGCTTCAAACCGTACGGTGCTGAAATAGTAGGATAAGCCATTGAAGACTCCTAAAAGTTATTTGCCACGCCCAAAAGAGACCTGAGACTTT